TCTGCACGTTCTAGTGCATAATCCCTAGTAAACATTTCCTCACCAAATAGAGTAACTTCTGTGTAAGTCTCCCTTAAGGTTCCTTTAGCTTCTAGGATTAATTCTCTTAATACATCGTTAGTAATTGTTTTACCCTTAGCCTCTAACTCTCCTAGCGCCTTAACTACTTGGTTTTGTGCATCTGAATTGTCTCCTAGTTCTTGACCGATGATTACTGACCTTTCCAATGGTAACCTTCTAGTTGCTACTTGGGTAAATATCCAATCGTTTAGTTTAGATAATGCTATTCCATCCCTAGCTATTTTGCTTCTAGGAGAAATATATCTCTGCAATTCTTCTTCTGTGATAGTATGTTCTTTTAATACTTTGGCTACATCTATGGCTGTTGCTGAACCTTCTGCAATATTAATCATAGCCCCCATAGCTCTTGCTTCTTCTGCTGTTGCGTCCTTATGGGTTATTATCCTTGCATCCATTTCCTGGATATTATTAGCTTTTGCCAGGTCTACCCTGTGGTGCCCATTTACAACGTATAGGTCCCCGTTTTCATCTTGCCATAATAGCACTACCCCTGCTAACATTGGGTCGTATTCCGCACCTTCTAATTTTTTTGTAGTCCCTTCATATCTAAACTGGAATCTTTCAGGGTCAATCCTTATCTGGCTTACTGGTATTTTTACCACATCTGATGGATTATATGTTGTATCTTCCACTGTTTCGATAATTGTATCTTCCGCTGTTTCGATAGTAGTATCTTCCACCGTTTCGATAGTAGTATCTTCCACTGTTTCGATAGTAGTATCTTCCACTGTTTCGATAGTAGTTTCTATCATTTCTTCTAATGCTTTTTTCCCTACTTGAAATTCTGTACCCAGTTCATTTTTGACAGTTACTAAATTATTATTAATATCCACTATTTCTACTTGGCCGTATTTAGTAGTTTGTATTCTTTGACCTATCATATCGTTTTTAATCTCCATAGGAGCGTCTGTGGGCGTTTCTGGTGCAGTTTCTTCTGCTACTGGACCTTCGGGTTGGGTTGCTTCTTCTTTAGCTGTTGTAGAGCCTTCTGGTGCGTCAGTTTCTTCTGTCCTTTTTATTTCCGTTGGTATTTCTACTTCTGGAGCTAGCTCGTCTGTCATTTCTCTGATTAGTTGTAGATTATGGATAGTATTTATTACTACTTGGCCTTTGATTTCGCTTTGGATAGTTTCTACTGCATTTATTAGGGCCATTACTTCTATTTGATTTTTTCTTACCTTCCTAGGAAGTTGATTGCTTATCATTTCCATTATCTCTGCTTTATTAGTACCCTTATTCAATTCCTCTACTACTTTATCTACTACGCCATATTCTTTAGCTTGTTTGTAAAGTTCTATAGTATATTCGTTGGTATCATCGTTAAAGGTCTCGTTTTCATCTAAAAACCCTTCTTGCAATAGTTCGTTTTCTATATCTATTTCATTGGTTGGTTTGTATTCTATATCTAGGTTTTCCAATTGTGCATCGTATAATGCTTTAGATATTATAGGTTGGATTTTCTCCAGTTGTTTTTGCAGCTTGGCTTTGTCCTGATTTGATACATTTTCCATTTTCATCATATCTTTAATTACCTGTTCTTCTGCTAACAAGTATCCTAACACTTCTGGGTCTCTGGTTTCATTGTATTGGGTTATGAGTTGATCAGTAATACCGTCAGTGACATATTCTATTCTATCTTTAAGCACTTGCTGTCTTTGGCTTTCCTCCATATCAGCCAGTTGCTGCACCTTATTTTCAATCAGTTTATTTTGGGCTGTATTCCCTATCTGTCTAACGGCTACTTGCGTTCCTGATGAAACTATGGGTGTTAGCCACATAGTTTGTAATGCCTCATAACCTTCTGACAATACCAAGTTCCAATAGTCCTTTTCTCCCATAGTCTTTGCTAATTGCTTCAATCCACCTATAGTTGATGGGTCTGGTGCATTTTGCAGATATACCCCTAAACTGGTACCTAGTTCAGTTACTCCTGCTTGCAATGCTTCTTCTATAGCTTCACTTGTAACGTTTACTCCGTAGTTAGCAAAGGTCTTTATTAATCTGTTTACTAGTTCCTTCTTTGCCATGTTTTTAGCACCACTTACTAGGTCATCTACCCCTGGTATCATACTAAAAGCCTGGTCTATTTGCAGAGACTCTATAAGGCCATTGACAGCACCAACTGTTGCTGCTATATCCCCTGCTATTCTTTTGTCTACACCATTGTTTACAAGGTCAATATATGAACTTTCTTCTTCCAGTTTTGCCATGTATTTATATTGTCCAGCAGTCATGCCAAATTTGATAGCAAAAGAAGGCGATAAAGAAGCTACTGCTGTGGTTATTGTTTGTGCCATACCTGTTCCTAGGAATGGTGTTGCTGCCAGTGGTATAGCAGTAAGTGATGCACCGCCTGTTACTGGTGCTGCCATTAAAGAAGCTACAAGGATTGTACCTGCTGTAATGTATGTTGCAGGATCCGTTGCAGCCGCTTTAGCACTTTCAACTAATAACTTAGTTTGGCTCCCTACCCCTTTAAGTCCTTTTTCTATCAGTTTAAGAAGAGGGTTGTCTTCTACGGTTTCAATGAGCTCTGGGTGTTTTTCAATAAATTCTTCTATTTCCTTTGCTCTGTTTGGTTGCCCATTTATTTGCTTAACTGTTTCTTTAGATAACATATCCATTAACTCTCTGTTGTACCATCCTAGCCTTACTTTATCTATAGGTCCTATATCTCCCATACCTTCTATCATCTCTTTTAATTCGCTTAATCTTTTAGTTACATCATCTTTAGGAGTTAAAGCATTTTTTATTTCATCTTCTTTCATGCCTGCTGACTTCATAGCGTCTACACTTCTGTTTAATTCAAGAGTAAATTGACGGTTAAAGTCGCTTGGTGTAAAGGCCATTCTTCTATCTTGTCTTATAGGTGGTTGTGAAGGGTCTTTGCTTATTTGGTCTATGTCTATGCCTTCTATTTGTTGGGAAGCGGTTATTGCTTTCAATGCTTCCATCTTCGCCTTAGCTTCCTGTTTTTTTCTTTCCTCTTCCTTTTTTCTGCGTTCTTCTTCCTCCCTCTTTCTCCTGATTTCTTCCCCTCTGCGTCTACCCTCTTCTTCTAATTGTTTTATGCGTTCTTCTGGCGATAATATCCCAAATCTTTCAGTTTGTCCTGTGTTTAATCCTAGCCTTTGCTTGAAGTAATTCAGGGTATCCATCCTATCTGATAATATCCTAGATCTTTCAGTTTGTCCTGTGTTTAATCCTAGCCTTTGCTTGAAGTAATTCAGGGTATCCATCCTATCACTCCTTACTCCTTTAATCTGTTTCTAGCCATTACCTCGCCACGACGTTTTATCCGTTCTTCGTACTGATTGAAGTCTTTTTTATACGCTTCTGTTTGTGCAATTCTTTCTAATGCAGCGTTGGCTATATATGAGCTATTCTTACCGTATAGGCCATCATCTGCATCCTTTATTATGCCAGCAATAGTGTTATAAATGTATTTATATTTTTTCTCATTTGAAAGTCTTTTATATTCTTTAGAACTTGTAAATTTATTGAAATTATCAACTATGGATTTTACTTTGTTTCCCTCTGATATGGTTAAACTTGCTGTGCTACTACCTCCACTAGCTGGTCTACTTCCACCAACTGGTCTACTTCCTGTAGTTGCCCTCCATACTCTAATTTCTTCATTACTTCTTGCCTTAATTAGTGCCAATTCTGCCTTCTTTTGTTCCTCACTTCTTACCTTAATTAGTTCCAAGTCTATCTTCTTTTGTTCCTGCATAATTTTCAAGTTATTTTTTAAATCAATTTCTGCTTGCTTAATGTAATCTTCCATTCTTTCTACTCTTTCCCTTGCAGCTTGAGATAGAGTTCCTGCTGGTACTCCTAAAACGATAGCATCCTGATTGGTTACATAACCTAATAAATTAGTCCTGTCCATAGCCTCTTGAATTTTATCTTTCCTATTTTGTAAAGCATCTTTATAGGCCTCGTATTCATACTCAAATATTCTATACCTTAAATCTGTCATGTATCTAAATCTATCAAATTCCATTTGGTCTAAGCTTAGTACAAAGTTAGCTAAATCTTTTATATCTGTGATTTGGTCTCTATAGCGGTTATAAGCTGTTAGGTCTAAGGTGTGTAGTGTGTTTAAAAGATTATACATATCAGCTGTTTCGTCTCTATATCTTTGATAGGCTCTTTCTTCAAACTGGAGTACTGCTTCCTGGGCTTGTAACATATATTGGTTCCTGGCCTGGCTTGCTACTGTAGCTGCCCATGAACTAGGTCTGCCCCCTGTCATAGCTGCTAGTCCACCTAAATTATCAGCGTAGGCCTTATCTCCAGCTGCCATAGCTCTTTGTAGAAAAGCTTGGTATGCAGGGTCCGTATCTGGGTCGTACGTGAATTTTGGCCTATTCATGATAGCGGATAATTGTCGATTAATTAAATCTTCATAGGGAGAACGGTATTCGGGTAAGTTAGTTAACCTGTCTAGTAAGTTCTGTATTTGGTTTGCATAAGGTGATTGATATTCTGGTATTTCTGGTATTTGTGGAATTGGAACGGGAGATATTGGGATGTATTCATTTCCTGCTATCCCCCCTGAATATCCATATTTAGCCCTTATCATTTCTGCTGCTTGGTGTAAACTTTCTCTTTGCTTAGGGTCTTGAGTTTGGTGCCATAATTCCTGGTACTGCCTTATCTTTGCTAAATCCTCTGGAGACACAAATTGTTCATCCCAATTGATAGCCATTATTATTCACCTGCCTTTGTTTTCTCCTTTTTAACTGGTTCGATTGGTTTTGCATCTAATACGCTTTTTAACACCATATTATAAGCAAGAACTTCCTTGCCTGTTAGCTGAACTCTTTGTAAAAACGCTACCAAATTTTTATAATCAACTTCATTCATTTTAATAGTATACATGCAATCATCCTTTCAACTACTTAACACTTTCTAATAAACTTTCTAATTCTTCTTGTTCTGCAAGTATTTTTTCATAATCTAACTGCAAATTTTCTAAACGGTCTAATATACGTTCTTTTTCCCTCTCAAGCCTATCTATTTTTCTTAATAATTCTTCTACTGTATAAGTTTCTTCAACTGTTTTAATAACAGTAATTGTATTTTTGCCTTCTGTATTAATTTTAGTATTTAATATATTTTGCATATTAAACCTCCTTTAATCAAAGCTAATGTAACCAACCACATTACCAGATTTATTACGAACAGTTAGTCTACTACCACCACCATAATCAATATAACATTTATTCGCTGAATAATAACATTCTATTAAATAACGTGTATCAATATCCGTATCTAATCCATAAACATTAGCACCACTAAAATCTACTGTACCCCCAAAATCAACTTGATTAGGAAAGTACACAGGGCCTCTTAAACGTATCATGTCCCAGGCACTTATATCTATAGAAGAACCATATATTTCTAAGTTTGAATATCCGCCTGACATATATGCTGATATAAAGGAACTTCTAGTCCCACCACCAGAGAAAAATGTTATTTCCTTTGTATTAGAATCTCCAATGTTCCCAATCTCAAGATATCTATTCACTCTAACTATTCCATCTAAATCAATATTCTGTGCATGAATTTTTACGCCACTACGATTAATACTTAAATAGTTAACTACATCACCTATCGTTACTTTAGCTGTTATCTCATCTGCCAGCTGTATTATTTGAGAATATGCCCAATCCATATCATCTTCAAGCCCATCTACAGAACGAGAAATTCTTGAAACTGTACTTTCTATACTATTAGCACGTTGTGTCAACGTTGAATAATTTTGTGTAACAGTAGTGCCTAAGTCGCTAACCTCTGTTACTAAATTGCTTACTTGTGTTTGTATCTGGCTAGCCGTTTGACTAACTATTGATATTTGGTTTGATAAGGTTGTTTCTACTTCTACTATTTCGTCACCTAGTAATACTAACTGAGTAGTAACATATTCGTGATTATCCACTACAACTGTCTCTATTTCGTCTGCTCTTATTGATAGCTGTGATATATTGCCAGCATTATCCGCTACTTGTGCCTGTATTTGGTCTGCTCTTATGTTTAGTGCTGCTATATCTCCTGCATTATCCGCTACTTGTGCCTGTATTTGGTCTGCTCTTATGTTTAGTGCTGCTATATCTCCTGCATTATCCGCTACTTGTGCCTGTATTTGGTCTGCTCTTATGTTTAGTGCTGCTATATCTCCTGCATTATCCGCTACTTGTGCCTGTATTTGGTCTGCTCTTACGCTTAGTGCTGCTATATCTCCTGCATTATTAGCTACTAATAATAATATTTCATCTATACTCTGGTCGATTAGAGATATATTGCCTTCCATATCTTCCATTCTGCCAGCTATCGTTGGCATATTATCTTCGTTAAGATTCATTAAATAGAAATTTAATTCTTTTCTTTGTTTGTGAATTGCATCTAATATTTGTTGCAATATTTCCTTATTGTCTAAACCTTCGTCTATGTTTATATCTAAATTAGGAAATTGTATCATTGCTTATCACTTCCTACTGCATACTCTTTCTCACCATACACTATGGCTCTGCCCTTACCTTCTAACTTGATTTGATAGTTAGAGACCCTTTGCATAGGAATTTTAATAATGCTTTCTCTGTGTGTTTTGTGGTATAACTCCGTATTCTTTAAATAGTGTCGTAACCTATAGTCGCCTTCGTCTACTCTAACGTAGACCTTTAATTCTGCATCCAAATCCATCTTAAGTTTTAGTCTTATTGCTTTTAGATACTTCTTATTGAATAAACCTTCATCATAGATTTTAGTTTCGGCCATCCATTCTACTTGTTCGTCTCCACTTTCTAGTTTGTAGATATAACCATCACTGGCTAGTGCATAAATATCTTTGTCATCCTTGCTAAAATTGATTATTTCTTTATCCAAGTACGGGTACCAAAGTTGGTTCCAGGTATCGTATATATAAGTAGTGCCATCAAAGGAGATATAATACTTTCTGCCATCACCAATGCCCACTCCACTTGTTAGCTTTTGAATGTTTAGTTTTTGTGATATGGTCCTAGGCATACCGCCCGTATAAACTTGTACGCCTTTTTCGTTGACAAAGAATAGCATCCCTGCCACTTCTGCTATGCTTCTATAGTCTATACACCCTACTTTAGCCGTTTCTAATATCTTGAATTGAGAAGGGATATAGCCATATAGTTCATACATCTGGTCGCCCTTAAAAAATACTACATGGTCCTGATAAGTTGTGATGCCTGTAAAGTCTCCTGGAGAATATACATCAGCTGCCCAGCTATCTAAAGCTGTACCTGAAAAATCTTCCCAATGTGTCATCTCCTTGAATTGTCCGGGCTTACTGGCTCTTACATCGCTCCCTTTGATACCGAATATCCTATTGTAGTGTATGGTTGCATAGTCAATGTCTGGGGCTTCAAATTCTCCCCACTTATCTTCTACATAGTCATAGTATTTCTTGTCTGGAAAGATTACTATATTTCCGTTAAAGTCTATTACAGATTTCTTGCCTTTTTTTACTGTACCTTTCTTTGTGCCATCATAATAAAAATCTGTGCCATCTATATAGCACAGTTTGCCATTTATTATTTGGAAAAATTGAGGGTCATTAAGTTTCTTAATTTTTTCTATAGGTTTTCTAGGGCATATTGCTGGTATAAGTTCACTATCTAAATTTTTGCCATCTGCTAGTTCTTCATCTGATATAATCTCATTTTTATTTATGCCTCTAAACAATAATCGGCCATACTGCGTGTTTTCTATTTCAAACAATTGTGGTAGCTTCATAGTATCACCCTAACTGTTTAGTGATGTTTATAATGAAATATCCGTCATTGGGTACTGTAACAATTGACTCATCTTGTTGTGTAATTTCAAATTCAGCCCTTAATTCCCCTGGTTCTTGTGTATCTTCTTCGTCCCATTTATATTCTACATAGCCTTTATTTGCGTCTTTTATTTCTACTTGTTTGTTTATCTTTTTGTTATCGTTGCTATCTAGTGCTATTAGTTTAACTGTTGCTCCTGCTAATCTAATGGGTTTGCCATTAGCCATTTGCAAATATGCTCTTAATGGGGGGTAAGTGTCCCCTTGTCGTATTGTAACTATATCTATCATGCAATCACCGTCCTTGCCATGCTTTAATCAACTAATATTGCCTTAGTTTTTGTATCTCTTATTAATGCTCTAGTAGGGAGGGTAATGTAAGATAGCTTATATTGGATATATGGGTCCGCTATTATCAAGTCGGCTCCCCCGCCAAATTGGTCTGATAAATTTATTATTATAACCGTATCGGATTCTATTAGCCCTGAAGCTGTTAGTTCCGCTAATACCTGGGATACTTTAGTTAAATAACTATATATATCATTGTCAGCCTGGAATTGACCGTCCACATTTAATACTGCTGTTAGTTTTGATGTAATGCCGCCTTTGGTTTCTAATAAAGTTCTTATATTTTTTAGCAACTGAATGTCTGATACAATATTGCCTGAACCCTTTAATGAGGCTGTAAAATCTGCTATACGTATTGCTCCTGCTAATAAGTTAGCATATCCCGTAAAGCTCGTTGCAACTCTCCTATCAGCTTTTAGGTCAGATCGTATATCTCCACTACCAACTAAAGCAACTTGGATGATTATAACGTCATTTACTACTACATCTGCAATAATATGGCCCGTACCTGCTATAAATCCTTGAATATATACAGTTATGTCGCTCGATTTGTTAAAGCGTTGCCTGTTAAACTTTGTTTTATTAAAGCTCATTTAACCACTCCCTACCTAAACAACCCTTGTTGTACCGCATAAAAAAAGAAACTTATAAAAGCTCCTACGAGTGCAGTTATAAACCATTTCATTGTTTTATTGAGTTTTTCTAGCTGTTGAATTAGATTGTTTAATCTTTCTTCTAATCTACCACTTGCAAGTTCTATTCTATCTAGTCTTACACTATGGCAGTTAAGTCGTTTCTCATGCACATCTAATCGGTAATTTATTTGGTTATGTCTTTCATCACATACTGATTTATCCATTCAACCCATTACCTCTCTTTCTTCCCAAAATTGAGGAAAGCAGGGCATAAAAAATGCATCCTGCTAGGTGTTACATATAATAATCCTTATGTGTCATTAAATCTCTGCTAATATTTCAACTTTTTCTTCTTCTGTCAACTTTGGATAATCTTGAATAATATCCTCTGCTGTTCTGCCTTCCATCTCCATTCTTGCTTTAATAGCATTTACAAATATAATTTTTTTCCACACTGGCATATTCTACACCCCCATTATTTCTGCCAAGGCAATGTTTAAAGCATTTATTTGCTCTTGTAATTCTTTTAATTGTTCTTCTGGTGCTAAAGGGATATCTACGTATTCGTACCAGAAATCTCCCGTTTCGGGGTTGCAATAAGGCAACGCTGATTTACCTTTTACCTGTTCTGGTTCTGGTATATCCTCTATTGTAATATAATTCCCACCATCTAATAATTCCTTTGGTGGAGTTTCATAGTAAATCAACATTACCTTTGCTCTTGTATCTGTTTCCTTTTCATAAAATAACCATTTCATAGTATCACTCCTATGCAATTATTTTCATTCCATCAACTATCTTTCTTACTGTTTTGTCAAGACTTCCACTATAGACATTACCGTTATTGTCTACGGCAACAGCATACACCCAATTAGTATGTCCAGTGAATTGCCATACTTCATTACCACTAGAACTTATCTTTCTTACTGTATAGTCTCCACTTCCACTATAGACATTACCATTATTGTCTACAGCTACTGCATACACATTACTAGTATGCCCAGTGAATGACCATATTTCATTACCATCAGAACTTATCTTTCTTACTGTTTTGTCAAGACTTCCACTATAGACATTACCGTTATTGTCTACAGTAACAGCACGCACCCAATTAGTATGCCCAGTAAAAGACCATAGCTGACTACCACTAGAACTTATCTTTCTTACTGTATAGTCTCCACCTCCACTATAGACATTACCATTATTGTCTACAGCTACTGCATACACATAGCCAGTATGCCCAGTGAATGACCATATTTCATTACCATCAGAACTTATCTTTCTTACTGTTTTGTCTCCACTTCCACTATAGACATTACCATTATTGTCTACAGCTACTGCATACACATTACCAGTATGCCCAGTAAATTGCCATATTTCATTACCACTAGAACTTATTTTTCTTACTGTTTTATCATCACTTCCACTATAGACATAACCGTTATTGTCTACAGCAACAGCACGCACTACACCAGTATGCCCAGTGAATTGCCATATTTCATTACCACTAGAACTTATTTTTCTTACTGTTTTGTCATCACTTCCACTATAGACATTACCATTATTATCTACAGTAACAGCATACACCCAATTAGTATGCCCAGTGAATTTCCATATTTCTGGTGCAATTAGATATTTACTTGGGTCTAAAATATCTCCTACGCTGTAATCTCCAACTTCAATTTGTTCTATCTTGTTTGCAAGTTGACTAAATGTATCGCTACCACTTGCAGGTATTCCCTTGCCAGTAATGGCGGTAGCGATTACATTTTTTCCATCACTGGCTGATTGAAAAGCCTCGTTGGCTTTATTTAAAGCTTCGACAGCTTTATTATACGTAACACTAACCGCATTAGCTGTAGCTGCTAACGATGTACTTGTACTTGAAGTCGAATCACTTAATTGAACATGACCTTTTGCTGATGTTGTCGCATTTTCTGCCTTATGTGAATCAACATCTGTCGTTAAATTATCAATTTTATCATTTAAGACCTTGCCTTGATTAGCGGATAATGCTTGTGTGGTGCTTGTACTTGTTAAAGTATCATTAATAGGTGTTATAGTATCTGTAAATTTAGCGTTAGCAGGTACATCTGTTAAAACTCTTGAATTGTCAACTTTATCAGATAACTTAATATCAATCTCTGTTTCAGTATAATACCTTTCGTCAAAATTTATATCCTTGGTTAACTGTGATAGTTTGGTAGGAATATTTTCATTTTTAGCATAATCTTGTAATTTTCCATCTACGCTCTCTTCTGTTGCAATAATCTCTTCACCTGTATGCTTTAGTATCGTGCTATTCTCTTTTAATTTAGCCAATTATATCACCTCTCATTGCCAATAATGGTGAGCATTGTCCCGCTTGGTAGTTTTGGAGTATTTCTTCGTCTGTTAGGGCTCGGTTGTAAATTCTCAAAGATTGGATTGTGTTTTCTTCTACTAAATAACTATTATGGTCTATAGTACTAGTGTTGTAATCATAGACAACCAAAGGTTTTGCTACTAAATCTAGCCATGTAGCCATTTAATCACCTCTTTTCCTGCAGTTAGCTTGAGTATTTGTCCTCCACATAAGAAACCTTATGTTGAGTAATTTATTCTGTTATTTCCTCCTCTTTTAAATCATCTAATTTTTGTTGTACTGCTTCTTTATAGGGTATTGGTACTTGCTCTATTGTCATATCCCCAGCTTTTATCCTATTAACCATAGCCATTATAAACACTTCATTCATAATCTACACCTCCACCAATTTTATACTAGGAACACCGTTGTCAACTTCTATGCCCCATTGATAAAATTTGTCTAATGACTTGTCTTTTATTGCATATCTGCTGTCATAATATTCAACTGTAGCTTCACCTTGAGTGCTTTCATTACTATAAAAATAACTAAAGAATACCATATCCCCATTCGTCAAATCTGGATGTGTAAATGATTTTTTATCTTCACTTATAATTGCTTTATTTGCGTCTAATTCTGTTTCTACACCTGTTTCATATTCTACTTTGGACAGTTTGTCTATGTGGTCTATGTCTAATTCTTGTTCAAATATTGATATTCCATTATTGTATACACCTGCGTCAGCTACTGCATTTTCAAAATATACAGTTCCACTTGGATTAGATACTATATTCCCACTTACTTGTATTGGTATAATTTCTGGTTTGGCTAATTGATAAGTTAGTCCTTCTTCATCTACTCCTATACGTTTAATTAGTTCCCTTTTGTCTAAATCTATCTCATCATGTACACCTTCATGGCTCATTAAATTTACTATTTTATTGTCTTTATCTTTTGCGATAACGTATGCTGTAGACTCTTTGTAGGGTTCATATGGGGTTGCTGTGTCGCCTTGTTCAATTTGAATTTGTACTGTATTCAATATATTATTTAATGTTTCGTTTGTACCATATCTCCTAACAAGGTATATAACACCTTCTGAGTCTGTTGTGAAAGTCTTTGGGTCGACTTTACTATAATTACTTATTAACATTAAGTTTTGTTTTAATCCATCCTTCAAACTTAATATAAATGAAGCATCATACACCCACTCGTTTTGGTATCTTGAAATAGTATATGTTGTATTAGGTTTTAATTTGATAGGTATTGCTCTATCACTATTTCCAAAATCAATGATGTAATCGGAAATTTTAAAACCAATTCTTTTATCAAATAAATTCTTCCCAACACTCTTTATTCTAGTAGCACTAACTGTAGATTTAGTACCGTTGATGTAAGTGTATTTTTGTAACAATTCTTCTTCGGTCATATTGTTATACTCATCTTCATTTATCTCATAAACTGCGATATTATCTACGTATCCATATTGTTTATCATTAGATAGTATAAATACACCTACAGACATATTTTCGGTTATATTTGATGGTTGAATTTTTATACCTTTATTTATATTGATTGTTTTTTTATAAAATGTTTCGTCTCCAATATATCCATTTGAATTTTTTACTCGAAAAATAATCCCGCTACTTAAATTGCCATTAGCAATAGTTCCTCTTATAAAATAATGTTTTGAACTATCTAATGCTATAGGTATACCTCTATATGCAGAACCTGCCGATGGTATTGTTATCTTCATTCTTCCATTTTCTGTAATTGCATCTGTGTATGCAACTTTTACGGAAAAATCATTAGGATTTTCACAATCACCTTTTTCACCTAATAAGTTATTAATAGTAAGTCCTCTAACACTAGCACTAACTTGCCCATTAGCTGCGTTCTTAGGCAAACTTACTGTTCCATATCCACTAGCACTTTGCCTAGGCTCTTGATTAACATTGACTTGTTGCAAAGTTTTTTTATAGTCGTTTAATTCTTTTTCTACTGTAGCTACTTTCAATTGGTCTTGGCTACGTTGCTGTGCATAATCTTGCTTATGTTGAGTTAATTCTTCCTTATTTGTGTCAATTTCATCTTTCAGTTCATTTACAGCACCGACTACTTCTTTACTTACTGTAGTAAGATTTGCCGGATTGCCTACTTGTTCAGTATAATTTCGTAGATGGGCGTTTATTATATCCCAATTTCTGTTTCTTCTCTCCATATCATCTTCTATTCTATGCGTAAGGCTTTCCTTTTCTATCATAAGTTAATCACCTCTTCCCATGTCATGCCTTCAAATTGCTTCCATGTATATGCAATATCTTCCATATTTTCAGTAATTACCTTATCACCATTAAAGGCACGTATTTTATTATCTACTTGTATAGTAAAATTTTCTGGATTTAATGTTAAATCTGGTAACTGAACATAATCATCCACCCCATCAAATTTAAGACCACCATCAACCCAGCCACTATCATCTGTAAAATCAAAATTCATCAATTGCCCATCATTACCATTACCACTTAAATCCTTCCATGTACCAGTTTGTTCATAGTTGTTCCCTGTACTACCATCAAGCCATAAAACTAGACTATCGTCAATTACTGGTTTAGTGAAAGGATAGCCTTCTATAAATTCGCCTACTTCTATAAATTCATCATCTATAGAAAACTTATTACCTTCAAGAATATTTTTTGTATAAAGTTTTCCATGTTCATTTAAACTATATCTATTACCTTCAACTACCTCATTAGCCAATAATAGTTTCTTTTCTTGTGTAATTCTTGCTATCTTCCTACTCATGCTACCACCTCAATATCAAGGGAATTAGTGGTAGAGTTATAAACTAATTTATAGTTACCTAATTGAATTTCGTTTCCTATCACAGTTTCAGCAACATCAACTATTCCATCATCATTTTTATCGTACGTAGATTTCATCATATCTCCATATCCAGCACTACCTAATTCCTCTTGCGTCACATAATTTTTATCATTTTCAAGTTGACCAACTTTTGTAGGTATGTCTGATATTTCAGCTTTATTTTCCCACAAAATTTCTATATTTTCTTTTAAAGCATTATAGTCATATTCAGTAAAGTTTCTCGCTACAATTGTACCTGCATTCCAACTTCTTGGTACTCCTTGAAATCCTCTTTCTACTGTTAGAGTATTTCCATTCTTGCCCGTTACTTTTACCGTTTCTGGATTATCTGTATTACCTCCAATAACTAATATATTCGGAACTTCTGGAATAATATTTGCATCACTTACAGTTATAGTTGTTTGGGAAGAGTTTATATCGCTTGTTAGTGTTGCTTCTGGGCTGTTAGGTATTCCTTTATACATTTCTTTTAGTGTGCTCATATAATCACCTTCTTCTAAAAAGAATAAAATAGACGGCTAAAGTTAAACCGTCTATTCTAAGATAACGTCTAAGTCACCAGCTTTAAATCTTACACTATCGCCTACATCTATTTGTTTTGAAATCACTAATTGACCACCCCACCAAAAGTTGCCTCCTGTTTCTGCGTCCCATAGTCCCATATGAGTTATAGTACAAGCGGGCATATTGTCGAACTCTATATTTGATGGATTGCTTGTTTGCTTGTTTGATGGTGTTGAAAAAGTTACTAGCTGCCTTTTATATCCTCCACCTGTTACCTCATTGGCCCCGTTCTCTCCTGGGTCCCCTGTGTGTAATGATACATAGATTTGTGAAGGATGTTGAAAGTCTTGATTCCTTAACAATTTATTTAAAACCTTGTTAGCTGTTGCTACAGTAAAAGGCATATTATTACCTCCTATCTAAAATTCTTTAATCTTCTGGCCCTAACTTCATTTTCCATGCTAGAATAGTAGAACTTTACAAATTCGTTGACCTGTTCGTTGTATAATAAAATATAATTGTTGGCCTTTGCAAATTCTTCGTTTAATATGCAAATCTGGGCGTATAGATAATATTCATAAATTAGTCGCCATCTTAATCCAAAATCTTTTTCCAGGGCCAGTTCATCGGTTCCCATGTTTTCTACCTTCTTTGGTTCTGGTTTTTCTCTATCTTTGATATATGTTGAATAGATTGAATCCTCTAGTATATTAATCCAATTTACGAATGAACTTTCAGGAATAGCATTAGGCATGTTGCCGCATACTAATCCTATCAGTTCTGCTACAGTCATAGAATCACCTTCTTTTTAAAACAAGGGGAGGTTATTCCTCCCCTGTTGTATTACCTGGTACATCATCATCTTCCTCTTCCTGTTCAATTGTAACAAAGCCAAATCCTGGGTTAATCATAGCTGCTTTGTATCTTTCGTGTACGTTGTAGTACCAGTTAAATGTTTCTCTCTTGTCATAGTCATACTCATCAGTTAGCCCTTTTCTTCTTTGGAATATGGCACTATCTATGCTTTCATCAAGTACATGCACTAGCTTATTACTGATATAAGTTGAAAAGATTAGCTTTAATTGTGGTATTGTGTTCTTTGTGTTGCTTTGCTCGAATGGTCTTAATTGAGATTCAAGCATAGCAAGTGCATATGTCTGGTAATCCCTATGAAGTAACAACGCACTCGGAGTTGTGAAAAACTTATCTCCATAATGATTGTACCAATGGTTGAACCTCTTTACGGCTTCCTCATAGGTTTCTGTATCAAAACCCGATTCCCCTACTACTAAGTTATCATTGAATTTTGTTTGGTCATTTAGTAATGGATGGTTGTGAGAAGCATAAGGTACGCCGTCTGCTCCAATTGATGTAGTGACGCTATCCCATACTTCTGCTACTGAATGTTCTCTTTTGCTTATCATAGTCCTGATAAGCTCATTAACCTTAACCTCTGGTACTACACCCCATTGCTCGTCCTCTTGTGCTTCCATTGTTACACTGAATCCGTTTGCTACAGTTTCATTTTTAACAATGGTCTCGTATGCCTGTTTTATCTTACCATAGGTTAATTCGTCACCTTCTGGCTTAATTTCTGCTGGTTTAAGGTTTCCTACACTGTCGTACTTTTCCTCCATTTTGTCGGAATTCTTAATTGTTGCATAAGATTTCCATTGTTCCTCTGGCTGTCTTTTGAGGTTTCTCATAAAAACCTCTCTTGTGCCAATATACATGGCACGTGCTATATCAGCACGAAAAGTTGTAGTCATTTATCATCACTCTCCTAATTCATCCATATTCATTAGTTCAAGGTATTTTTTCCTAGTAAGTTTAGGCATTTTTTTCTTTAATAGTCGATATGCCCTTTCATCTTCAGGGCTTAATTTAATGCCTTTTCTAGGCTTGCTGCTGCTACTGTCTAATGCTTTAGATTTGCTTTGTTTTGTTCGGTATAGCATTTCTTGTTCTAGTTTAGTTATCCTATCAAATTCGCTTTCTTTATAGTATTTAGCTAGGTAGATTTGATCGTAACTAAACTCTGGCAGCTTTTCTTTATCTTCTACTAATTGACTAGCGTACGCTGTTATACCAGGATATTTGTCTTCTAGTTTTTCAAGTTCCATCATGGCTAGCTTAGTTTTCAATTTCTTTGTCTCTAACTTTGCGTTTACAATTTGCTCTGCTTCCGTTAGAGACTTGCCATCTTTGGTAAGTTCTTCAATCAATTTGGAACGTTCCTTTTCCATTTCCATCTGATGCAGCCTTTCCTGCATTTGTTGAAGTTGCTTCCTAAGTTCTTTGCTTTCTTTCTTGTGTTTAATAATCGCCTTAGTCTTTTTGTCCAGTTTTTTATTTGGTTCCTCTAACTCTTCTTCCTCATCATCTTCCTCATCATCTTCCTCGTCCTCATCTTCATCCTCTGGCATATCTTCATCCTCAATATCTTCTTCTACTTCCTCTTCTTCAATTTCTTCTTCAATTTCTTCATCTTTAAGGTCGTCAATGTCATTCAGGAAAATATCGTCATCCTCTAAATCATCATTTGCAAATAGCTGTAAATTAAGCTTTTCTAATAACATACATATCCTCCTTTTTAGTTTTAGTCCTTTTTCGGGACACTACTAATGGGTTAGGCCCATCACTCCTAGGATAGGTAACGCCTATCACTCGATTTGTTAAATCTATATAATCAAATAATTCTGGTGAATTAGCTTAATTAAATCTTCTTTTGTCGCTTTATTTGGAGGCTGTTTACCTTTCAATAATAGTAAAGCCTCTAGTTCCTTGTTAGTAAAGTCTTTTAGATTCTTCTCGTTTACTAATATATCAATAACATTGTTTTTGTAATCGCAACATAAGTACAAACCTGGCTGTTCTGTCTTGGCTAGCTGCTTAACTCTTCCACCGTAAAAACCTGTCTTAAACCCTACCTTTTCCAAAGGAATAAAACCTCTGCTATCATGAATAGTGTAGGTTTTCTCCCCCAGTTTGGTACTATTCAATAAAATCATCATTCTCCCCTCCTATCAACATTTCAAGTTGTTCTTCTGACATCCCTTTAGTATATTCTAGTAGATACTGCCTAACTGTCACTATCTTATTGGCAGGAATGGACTTTTTACAGCTGAAACAATAGCCTTTTCCTTCTTTGTCCCAAGCTGCTGGCCTTTCACAATGAGGGCATACTGGTTGTTCTAAAATATCTATACCTCCACCAAGGTGCATAGCAAACTGTTCTATCAATTCATTTCTCAAAAACATATGCCTAGCATACTTGGGGTCTGTTTGTTCAATCAATTTCATAGTATTAATATTTTTCTGGTTAGGCTGTATTAGTTCTTTATGCAGCTTTGCTTGTCGTGTCTTTTTATAATCATCTTCAAATCTATTATATTTAGCCATTACCCTCTACCTCCTGCTAGTGCTGTGCCTTCTAAGTTCATGCCAGCAATATTTGGGTTCATGTTAAGTGGTGCAGCTGCATTGTTTGGGTCTGTTGATGGCATCATTCCTGTTTGTTCTATCAAGGCCTGCTGTAACTGTTGGTATGCCTCATAATCATCTGTGTTGTCATCTATCTTAATGCTTAGGTAGTCTTCTACCATCTGCTTGAATTGCCTAAAGCCTATTAGCGGCCTTGGTTGGCCTGTTACTTCATCTACTAGTACCAGCTGTGACAGTTGAAGGATGATATTATACAACGCTATCTTATTGTTCGGAACACCTTCGCCTATGTTGACCGATATGTCTAGCTCAAGCTGTTTTGTTGCTGGTTTTCTTTTACCGTCCTCATCTTCTATTTCTAGTTGCATGTATTCAGGTACTGTTTCAGCATTTGGATTATTTTTCTTGAAATTTTCAATATACTCACGACTTGCTGGTATCAGTTCAGGGATTTCTATAAACTGCCTTGCATCTATCCATTCAAACTGGTCATCATTGTCAGCCACTCTAAACGCCTTGGCAGCGCTCCAAAATTCCATACATAAACCTATTGCATAGGATAAAGCATCCCCTAGTGCTTTGGATAGGTCTGCTCTCTTATCATCTATTCCTATAATACCTTGCTGCATCTGTATTCCTGCTTGTGTAGCTGTCATAGTTCTGCCTGGATCATTGCCTGTCATCAATGCACTAAATCTAGTTACTTCCTGAACCTTGTCAAGCAATTGAGTAAGCAAGCTAAAGACTACCTCACTTAACCCCGAGCCTCTTTCAGTCTTGATATATTGATGTGGGTTGTTTGCGTATATTACCTTGCTTGGATCTGCTTCTGCAAATTCAGCTGGATTCAATTTTGAATTGGGGTCTGCATAAGTACGCCCTTGACTTGAGAATTTAATCGCTAGGATTATTTCATCATATAATTTATTTATAACCTTCTGCATACTAAGAAGGATTCTTCCATCACCAAAATAGTATTGGTCGCTTTCATCCTTATACAATCCTGCTGTAAAGAATGGGTATCTATTGAAAATATGCTTGTAGTAAGGTTCTGATGGGTCACTTTCACTTAACAGGATGCCACACAATGAAATTTCAAGAAGTTGTAGGTTCTCATATTCATTGTTCCTAGTCCATACTCTTAAGTAGGTAAAACTTTCGTCATTGTCTGTGTCTTTATATTCAAACCCAGGGTCGTTGTTACCTAGTTGAATTGCATCTGCTATTTCATCCCCGTACTTTTTTCTAGCCCACATGATTGACCTTGAACCTACTTCGTGAATGATATAATCACATCTTTCCAGGTCGTCTACAATGTCGTCTATCTTGTCATCGAATACAACAGTTCCAGGCTTCAAACATTCTAACCTTGGAAGTCCAAAGTTGTCTAGTGCCTCATCGTCCCAGTAGGTTGTCAATACTGTATAACCAAATTGCAGATACCGTCTGCCTGCCTTCTTGACTATCTGCCTAGCGTTGTTACGCTTTAATATAAAATCACCTACAATACCAGCGGTCCTGGCAAACTTCTGGTCACTGAATCCTACACCCTGATAGCTTCCTGCTATATTGGTTGTCTGCATGCTTGATACTTGACCCTCTATTTGGGTAAGCATTATATTGACAGCTACTTGTTTCTCCATATCATCATCATCAATTATGTCGGTTCTTTCGCCTTTATAGGCTCTGTGTATTTCTTCCCATTCCTTCATCCTTTCTTCCAGGTCCGCTTTTCCTTCATGATACTTAGTAAGATAAAAGTCTACCCGCTTTTGCTGTTCCTCTGTCATCAGTTCATCTCTAGTTTTTTGGAAAGCATCGTCCTGCTGGTAATTATCCTCATATATCTTTGCATCATGTCTCAACTGTCCTCACCTTCTTCCTCCATAAGTTGTATGGTTCTGGTGGTGCTATAGTATTTGCCATCAAATGTAGTGGCAACTGTAACTTCTTCGTCCTCCTTTGATTCTTCTGGCAGTTCTATTTGTTCTCTTAACTCCTTAATAGCAGCCTTCTTGCCTTGGCTGTAAGCTGTCATATATACAATAACCATCAATGTTATAGTCAGTAATGCCCCTAATATAGCAAACAATATGCATATAATCACATCCATTTCATTACCTCCTGTATATTGGATAGCCTTTCTTGTATTGCTCTATCTCCCATCTACTGTAACCTAAGTCTTCTAGTTCTGTTTCTGTATAGTAACCTTCTAACTCCTCTGCTGGTGGTTTAATCTCGTCTACCTGTTGGTCTTGTGCATATAGGGCTATACCATATGCTAGGATACAGTCATCATGGTAACCTTCCATAGCTTCTGGCTTACCTCTTTCATTTACGATAAACGTTAGCATCTCCTCTAGTGTGGTAATATCGGTAATACATTCTGGTCTTTCTCTTACTAGGGTACGCAGCATACCTAGTAACATTGGCCTTGTAAGTTTTGTTGTATTGTGTCCTAGTTTTGGTTCTAGTCGTTTTGTAATGGCGTCTGGTGCGTTCTCTCTAGTATATATGTTCGGGTATTCTCTATTAGCCAAGGTTCTGACTACATAGGTAGAGAAATTGATTTCTGGGGCTATCAATGCGTTGTTGAAGAATTTGCCCAGACAGTAGAGTTGTTCTGCAAACAAATCCTCATCCTTTTGCAATCTGATGATAGCTACCTGGTTTTGATATGCATCTATCACTTGCCCTACATTCCAATCTGAACCTTCTCCTGCTGTATCTGCTCCTATAACATAGGGCATAGTTGACACAATGTCATCATCATATATAGTGATGTAGCCTAGCTCATCATCTTCTATAAACTCTATAGTATCATCCAGTATAATCTTTTCTCCACTCCAGGAACTAGTGCCATATTCATATATAAAGTAACCCTTGCGTGGCCTCTTGTTTTTCTGTAACTCTCTTAACTCGTCTAGCCTGCGGGTCACATTTTCCATATTGAAATAAGTTCCACCCGTTGCAAGGAAAGCCTCTTCTGCAGTACAAGGATATTCTTGTTTAATTGCCTCCCTTTTGTCTTTCCATTTGGTATAGAACCAATATAGCTGCTGCCAATCCAGTTTTTTTGCTTTTAATAGCCACTTGCAACGATACAAAGCCCACATTTCCTGTTCTGCATCGGTTTCTTCTACTGCTGTTTGTACCTTCTTCTTAAATTCCTGCTCTACTTTGTTACTCTCAAAGTTTAACCTATATTCAGGCGTTTTCCACCATTCAAAAAAGAGTTCCCTATAGTTGGAAAACTCATCATCCCACATTTCCTTAAATTCGTTGTATCCGTTGGCTGTAGTCTCCAGGAATACTATACAATTCCTTGTAAAAGCTTCTGCCAACCCTGTTAATGTCTGTTTTAACTTCGGCCAAAAAGCTACCTCTGAACCATGGAAAAAGTTCAGTGTCTTGGATCTTCCTGCATCTTCATTCCCTGCTGTGGCTACTCTCCACTTAGAATTAAGGCCTCCTCCACCTTCTTTGGAGAAGTCAAACTCCCTTCTGTTTGAATACCTTATAGTAGGTTTCAAACATTCAGGCAAATTGTCAAAGTAAAACTTGCCTCTATCTGCAAAAATATGTTCTGTATTCTCTGCGTTGTCAGCTAAAGTGTAGCCGCTAAAGTTCTTCTTCGATATAGCACAAGCTAGCTGATAGGCATTTATGAAGGATGTCATACCTTGCTGCCTGCCTTTGAGAAGTAAATACTTCATATGATTGATTTTGCCTTGTTTAAATAGCTGCTTGTCACGATTAATTATAGCAACTAATTCCTGCTGAACCTGGTTTAAGAAAAACGGGACCGTCTGCTGCTCCTTGTCTACTATCACGAAAAAGGCCTCTATAAGTAGCTCTGGATATTCTTGTATCTGTCGGCGTAACTTCTTTGCTCTGTCGCTATCCTCTAATAGTGCTTGAGCTGCTGCTTCTCTGTACTCTCTGTCTTTCTCTATATCTTTGTATTTCTCCCAAAGCTGTTTGCGTTTATCTATGATTCTTTGCATATCGTCTATGAGCATTACTGTTCATCCCCAAAGAAGTCTTCTAATGATTTATTAACTGATACATCTAGGTCTTTTTTGTCTCTCCATGTTTCAGGTTTCCTGTTCTTTAGCCAAAATATTTGTGCTGTTGTATCAGGGATAACTTGTTTGGTTGTCTTTTCTATTCTTTTTCTATCCTTGCCCTTATCATCTTTCTCTATAATCTGCTTAACTTCCTCATACTCATAGCCTAAAGCTCTTTTTAGTAGAGCATTTTCAACTTGCCTATCAATTACATCCTTGCCCCTTTTTAAGGCCTCGGCTATCTCGGGATATTTCTTTTGCCAATCATATAAAGTAGATGGGTGTATGCCTATTTCATTAGCTATTTGTTCATTTATAAGCCCATCTCTAGCCCAACCTTCTATCTTTATTAATCCTTCTTCTGTTATCCAATCTTTATATGTTACATTTCTTCGTTTTCTTTTCTTAGACATATCACCACCTACCTTTTATTTATCTCCATGAAAAAAGAGCCTTATCGGCTCTATTGCTTATCTATAATAATTTCTTCAACTTCTCATCTGCTAATACTATTTTATTTTTCATATAGTATGTATATATGTTTATTCCGTTGTATGCTGTACCCCGCTTTTTTCTTCCATGAGCGTTTTGCAATTATGAAAGTTTATTTTGTATTCGTCATAAAACACAAATATCGGCTTCCCTTTTTTCTTTGCATATTCCTTTTCTAACCTACATCCTTCACTATCTCCATATATAAAAACAACATCTGATATGTCTATTAATTTATAGCAGATGTTTAGGATTTTTTCTCTATTTGAATCATCTTCATAGAATGAAAACATATGTAAAGGGCTAATTGGGATTATATCTTTCTTTGCCCAGTATTTGCATATCTTATCGACCTTTATTTTGTTCTGTATGGGATTATTTGCATATGGATGTGATATAAAAGCATATTTCCCTTTTAGTTCTTTTAGTTTCATATCATCACCTCAAAAAAATACCTCACTTTTCTCTTCTATAACTATCATGTGTCATAGACTCTTTAATGCTGTCATATGTGCCACATACTCTTATATCTTTATGTCTACCATTGATGATGCTAGGGGCATAAGTCCTTGTTCAGTTATGAAAGAGGGAATATAAATTAGAAAGAAGTATTCATCTTATATTATACACCATTGCAAACTTTGCAGAGGTTCAAAAAAGGTTCAAAAAAGGCTCATCAAAATAAAAATTTAAATAAATTTTTTAAATCAATTTTATGCAAAACGCTACAACGCAGTAAAATCAATAGCTTGACAAGGTAAAAAATTTTAAAAAAAATTTCAAAAAAAGTATTGACAATATACGTGCATGCGTGTATAATGAAAGTGAAAACAAATTGAACCTTGATAATTGAATACCGCGACCAAGTACCTATAAAGATGCCAAGACGCAATGAAGTTGCCACGACTGGGAAACCACGAGCGACGGAGCCGAGCGTATGGGAAAGGTCGGGAAAACCTCCGAAACTAATGCAGCTGCTCCGCTGGAGCAACCGTCCCAAGCCGGTACAGATGCAGAGGGGTAAAAAATTTTTAGGAGGGGTTAGAATGAAAAAAGATTTGTTAAAAATGCTAACAGGAGAACATGGAGAAGGAAGGAGTTTCAGAGTTTCTACCAAATGGGTAGAAGAAAATGACTGGGAAGTAGAAGAAGGAAAGGAGGAGGGGAAAGTGGTTGAGGAAGCTAGAGTTAATGTAGTTACTGACAAATGGGTTAGCATGAAATGTTTTACCGAGATTGAAACAAGCAGGGGCACATTCGTTCTTCCGGAAATTGTAGAAGACGAAGATATGAAAATCAAAAGAGAAGTAGAATACAATGTATGGGAGAAATATGGCAAATGCAGAATCTATATGAATGGCGAAGGTCTAAGAGGATACATCGAAGTATTGAAAGATGGTACTATCAATGTAGTAGCGAAAGGGCAATACATGGTAGAAAGACGTATCCAGGAAGCAATTGGAATGTTTGCGAAAAACGAAAAGGTAGAAATAGTAGCATAGAAAAGGCTTAGGGAGGAGCCTATCCTCCCATAAAAATAATAAGGAGGAGTTAAAATGAAAATATATGATAAATGTGAAGTAGGAGGGTATATATTTGCAATTCTGATTGACGATAAAACCAAGGAAGCATATGAAGCAGTTTGGTATAATGATGATTGGGAGACAGACTTCTCATATCCTTCCTTAGGTATAGAGAGCCTAGATGTTGCGGGTGCCTTAGATTTTGAAGGTGCCAAAAAGTTAGGATATAAGTTTGTTGAATAAAAAAATTAGATGATAGAGAATAGGAGGGGTTAGAATGAAAAAAATTAAAATTGAAAGGACAAAGAAAGGTTTTCCCGCCTATTGGGAAGCGGGAGGTGGTTTCACCAATACAGGTGAAGCTACTATCATAGCAAATAAAGATGGCCAGCCAAAAGAGGCCATCTATATCAAAAGAAGAGGGCATCTGGCAAATGGTGAGCATGCCCTTGTCATTTTAGAGGTTGGTGACTACATTGTAGAAGCCAACCATCATAGGGAGGATTTTGGAATAGGAATATTCAGGGTGTTGGACTTTGAAGATAAGGAAGAAGAAGTATATGCAATTGTAGAACAAGTTAATTGCTTTAGCTGGGGCGAATGGGATGCAGAGCTGCCTGCGTCCCTAGAGGATGCGGTACAGGCAGCTATGGAAAAGGCTACCTGCTATCATTGCAGGGAACCACATTTCATATAAGGAGTGGTAGCATGGAAAAAAATAAAAAGGTTAAGTTTACTACAACCATCGATGAGGAATTGTTAAAAAAGATAAAAGTTAGAGCAATAGAAGAGGGGAAAAATGTAAATGAAATAATTGAAAAGTTGCTGCAAGAATATTTAAAGAGGTAGGTTATTCCTACCTCTTTTTCTTTGTTCATTCTTTCCTACACAAAGTATTCATTTCCCGTCCTCATCTCCATATAGTCCTACTACTATCTTCTCGATAGCATCCTTCTTGATTCTCTTTACTTGTGAAACGCTATAACCTACCTCTTGTGCTATTTTCCAGTGTGGTTTGTACTCTATATACCACATTGTTATTACCGTTCTTTCAGTCTCTGTTAGTTTGCTTAGTACCCCTTCTATATGCTCTATTTCATTTTTCTTTCTTGCTATCCTTAGTTCTAGTTCCTGTCTTCTCTGCATTAGCTTTACTGCTTTATCCCCTGTTATATCGCTGATACCGTTATCCCCTCCTATCTTTTCATAATTTATGCCGTTTATTTCATATTCAAACTCAAGCAACTTTAAATCTTTTTCAAGATATATTAAATACGTCTTCTCCATCTCTAAGTTTCTTAATCTTCTTTCAACGTTTTTGTATTTGTCCATCTTTCGCCTCCTAACTTAGGTCATCAACTGTTAGGCCTAATTCCTTTAAAGTTTCATGGTCTACTGTGATTCCATATATCTTGTATGTTTTGAATATTTCCTCTTCTCCTTCCTGGTGTACTTTTGTGTGCCATTCTCTAGAAAGGGCAATTATTTCTAGTTTGCTATGGTCTATTTTTTTTCTATTCCTTCCCATTCCAACCCTACTACCCTTGCAATGGTGTATGTCTGCGTTAGGCCTTCCTGTTATTGCACATCTACGATACTTGATGCAGCTATAAAGGTACTTGTCTATATCTTCTGTTCTGTTTATTGCCAGGTCCGTTAGTGGAATATTCTCTCTTAACACAAAATCTATAATGTGTGTAATAAAGTTCCTGGCCGTTTCTATGCTGCAATTACTAAGGGAGAAATACTCATGGCCTGTAGCTTGGCAGAAATCATATTTTAAGAATTCCTTCATGTATTCAGGGGCATCACCTGTATACAAGGTGATGTCCCTTATTGTTGCATATATTTTTTTCCTCTGTTCAGGCGTTATAGTTCTGCCATCGTTTAATTTTATTTCTGCCTCTTTGCTGTATTTCATCACTTTACTTTTTATCCATTCATCTGGTATATGTATTAGTAAATCAGTTCCCTCATCCGTTTCCCTAACCGCTCTTATTTTGGAATAATATTGCATCTATCTCACTCCCTGGGTCTTAATCACCCTTATCTAGCTCTATTACTGTCATAATTGAATAATTTGCTAAGTCTATTAGTGTGTCTCTTATTGATTCATCTACTTTCTGCTTCCTAGTACACAATGTTTGAAGCCTGTTTGTTTTATCTACAATTCTTGTTACTGCGGATATTATTCCTAGCTTTTCATAAGTCTCTCCAAAACTATCTCCATAGTCGTGATTCTTAGCTTCATATATTCTATTTAGTTCTTCACATATCTGTTTGTGTTTTAATACTTTATTCACGATTGATGCTCCTTTCTGCTTCAAACCCGTTATTGTCCACATAAAGGGAATTCCTTACATTTTCTTTAAAATCCATTTTAAATACCTCCTAATATTTTCTTCAATTATTTAACCTCTTTGATAATTGCTTTAATTTCACCTTTAAATGTTTCATTCATATAAGAAATGTCTCCCATTTTTCTTACCAGCTCTGGCAGTTTTCTAGTGTCTACAACAAACTCAATAACACTACCATCTTTTCTATGTTGCCTATTGGTTTCATCAGTATGTTTGTCATCTTTTATATCTGCAACTATCGCTTTAAAACTTTCCCCGTTTTCCATGTGAACAATTAATTTATCACCTATATTTTCACTATAATAGGTTCCAACAGCTATACAATAGTATTCGTTTAGTTTTCTAAGTCCACTATCAGTCGTATAACAGTCTTTATTTTGCTGTAATTTATATTGTTCACTAGAAGTATCAGTTATTTTTCTATAATCCATGTATGTCTTTCTAGAACTATTCTTAGGCACATTTCTACTAATCATATTCCTATTTGGAGGTTTCAAATTATCTTTTTCTAAGTCTTTAACTAGCCTCATAAGATTTTCCTTATCTGAAATAAGCTCCTCGTTCATTTTTAAAATATCATCATAATTTTTCTTTAATTCTTCATTGGTTTTAGATAAAATATAACTATGAATTAGTAAACAGATGATTATTAATAATAAATATATATTTTTCCAACTATTCATAATCAAGTACCTCCACTCTACAATCTTTAGTTTTCCAATTTCTGTTTTCCAATTCTTCTTTTAATTTGTCACCCATATTTTCAATATTCTCATCTAATTTAAAATTCTCACCTGTTTCAAGATTATAAATTCTTATAACCATTTAATCACCTCCAAGCTTTAAACATCTAGGGTTACTATTCATCAAATATATCATCACCTATGATATAATCTTCTATCGCTCTCATAAATTCGATTAATTCTCTTTTGTCTTGATTATTTAAATGTGAAGCAACGATACAACCTACAATCATATTAATTTGTCTTTCCCCCTCAATTGACAATCCTTTTTCTTTGTAATATTCAATTAAATTCATTATTAACTCTCCTTTCTATTTCACATTAAAAAACATTAGTCGTGCTTAATACTTGATTTATATAAAACTATTTTAAAATTAAATTATAGTCATTATCTAGTTTATATTTATTTAATACCTCTCCAACTGATAATATGATTTTGCATTTATCTTCGCTCAAATGTTCATAGTTACTATATTCTTTTAATGCTTCCTCCTTGGTTTTATATTCATGCACATACACATTTCCACTATCGTGTATAAATATTAAATACCACACTATTTACCCTCCTTTTTCTTTTTTTCTCTGGCAGGTAATCCACTTGGAATATGTCGTTCATCTCACTCATCTCCTTCCTCGTAAAAATTTGTGTATTTATATGCTTCATCAAAATATAATTTGTACGCTTCTTTTTCCTCCATTTTTGAATTGTATTCTTTGATTTTACCTTCCTTTAATAAACTCTCTGCTTCCGCATTAATCCTTTCCTCATCATCTTTTTTAATCAAATATGGTCTTGGAGGTGTAATATTTATCAACACATTGTTTTCCTTTAAAATGTTTATTATCTGGTTGTACACGCTTTGCAATCCTTTCATACTTTCTCACTCCTCGCTTTCCTGACACTCTGGACAATAATGCTTAAATTCCCCGTCAACCAGCCTTTTCTTCCAGCCTTCTTCGTTCATAAAGTCCATCACATCAGCCCAACTGTCGAACTCCTGACCATCTCCGCAATTGTCGCATGTAACCATATACTTGTTTTTATATATTTTTTCTATCATACTTTTTTATTAACCCCCTTTTATATTGCTCTTTCTATATATACATAACCTTTGAAAATTTCCATTTTTGCTTTGCCATAGAATTGTTTTGTTATAGCAATTTTTTCTTTGAAGTTTCTATATGGAATAGCTTCTATAACAACTTTCTTTTCCTCTCTTTTAAGTCTATCTATCCCATTTTATCCCTCTAGTAATTCAGGATTTTCGTATATGTTTCCAGTATATTCCATTTTATTTCCATCAATAAACCTTAAAGGTAAATATACATCTTCTCTGTATTTTTCTCCTCTATAGCTTTTTTCTATATTTGCTACTAGACTAAAACCATATTCTGTTTCATCCCATATAACAGTCCAATAAGTTACTGTCTTTTCCCCATGCCTATATTCTTCCATTGCATATATATCGCCTTCATAAACCTCTCTTTCATTTCTATCCTTGTATCCTGTGTATTGCATAAGTTCGTATTCGTACTCTGGCACTATACCATGCCAATGCCAATTTTTATACGTATCCATAACTCCTAAATTCCCGTTAAAGTCAATCACAGGCTTAATTGTTGCAAATTTTCTAGGCATGATCATTCTGTTATTTCTCTTATCCCATACTCTAAATTTAATTTTCATTACTCCTCATCCTCGCCTTCCTTTTTTCTTCCACCCACTCGATAATGATATGTCTTACCCTATACCATGTTGTACGACACTTTGGACATTCGTATTTATCGGTACTTGGATTCATGCTAAGTTGTTTTAATTTTTCACCACAGTTTAAGCAATGATAACCGTTCATCCTTCCTCGACCTCGCTTTCTTTAAATTCCCAAAGTAAATTGCAATAATCATATTTGTCACACTGATGACATGACAATAAAAAATATGACATTCCATGTGGACACGTTTCTGTTGCTTCTTTCTGTGCTTCTTCATGGCTAAGTATGCGTTTGATTCTTATTGTGTTACTCATTTAATCACCCCAACTTATTATCCATAATTTCACTCCTCCAATAGTTCAGGGTTTTCATATGCAGTATTGGCCGACCTTTTCTTCACACTTCATATTCCCACCTCCTTTACGGTTTCCATGATCTTGTCAAACGTCTTAGGTCCTACTCCTTTTGTATTTTCCAATACTTTGACTAACTGTATTTTAAAGCCCGCTTTATTTCCATCCTCAACTCCATCTTGGTAACCTTGATGGTATATTCTTGCTAAGAAAGTCTCCATCTCTTGCCTGTCCATCTTCTTAACCTTTTTATAAGTTTTTCTATTAATCAGCTTCTTTTCCACTGCTCTCCCCCTTTACTTCCTTAACCATTATCTCCGTTCTAGGATTTTCTCTGTCTACTCTCCCAACTAAAACAAGATCTATATTGCTAAAGCTATCGTCTTTAATTATTCCAACCTTAGTAAGCCCATCTAATAAGAATTTCCCTACACAATATCCTGCTGCATAATCTTCACATTTCATTTAATCACCTTCTTTTATACCAGAAAAACACATTATTCCAGCTACACTATAATGCAATTTTAAAATACAATCTAAACAAATAGGCAAATCTTCATCTTCACTTTTATATCTCATAATTGCATTTCTTGTTTTCTTTCCACAACTCCAACACTTTTTTTCTTTCCCTTTGTCATAAAATCTATCGTAAATCATTTCCTTGCCCCCTCTAACCATGCCCTATACAATTCAAACCAATCTTCCACCCTCATGGTTACTTTCCATTCTTCTCTATTTCTTCTATGTGCTACTATAGGTATTTCTCCTTCTTTACTATCTTCTATTGATTGTTTCATTGCTTTATCTATATTAAGTCTTTCAACTCGTTTCACTTCTATATGTATTCCTTCAAGTCCTACTACATCTCTCCCTTCAATCCCACTAAACTGCTGCCCACGTCTTGCATTTTCAAATCCATGTTTCCTACATAGTGCTGCAAATTCTCTTTCTCCTGCTTTCCCCTTCTCTCTGCTATTTATCTTCTTAGCCACTTTCTCACCTTCCTCTTTGGTCGTATAATTACTCTGTCATAGATGTAATATTTTAAGAATTTACCACTGCTAAGGTTTGTCTTAGCTCTCCACATTCTCCATGCTTTAATCATCTTAATCCTCCTCGATATACCATTTACCATTAAGTAATATGTCTGCTATGCTAGTATCTAGATAATCGATTGATAAATTATATAATACTTTGTCAAATGTTTTGTTTTTTATTTCAACTTCATATAAATCATTTATCAACATCAATCTAATGTCTCCATCACTGTCTTCTATTCTCTTTAAAACTTCCATAAAGTCTACTGGCTCTTTTACTTCTTCCCATTCCAAGTCATGTAATACAATTTCGTTTATAATTAAATCTTCATTAGAGTCAATATATGTCCCATCTATCCATTGAAGTCTCTTATCAGTAATTCCTACAGTACCTTCTGCATTTTTTACTTTAAACTTCTTCTCTGGATTTTCAGTTAATTCCTTAATCATTTCCCATGTTTTCACCTTTACCACCCCTTAAACAGTTGATTTTCTAATTGTTTTCTGTAATGTTCTTTCATCTGCTCTTTTAACATTTGCTTAGCCTCATATACGCATTGATTAAGTGTAAGCCCTGTGTTCTGTGCTACCTCTATAATGCCTTTAATAAGCTCCTCTCTAAACTTGTCCATGTTAATCCCCCTCCTATCTTATATTTCTCTATAAGCCCTATCCAATATTTGTAAATTATAATCCCGAATATCAGCAACAAATATTTCTTCCCCATTTCTTATCCTGGAGGATATGAAATTGGTACTACAAAGCTTTATAAAGTCTATAGTTTAGTTCCTGGCCTTCAAATTCCATAATATGACCCTTGCACATTTCAAAAATCCTACTTCCAATACCTTCATCAAATGAAAGTATGTCATTAACTGTATATTCACTTGAAATTATCATTGGTGCCCCTTTAAAGTATCTATGGTTCACTATTTCAAACATTGCTCTCTTGTCTGCATCATTTAGATATTCGTATCCAGCCCTATTTTTGTAGGTAGCATTTTTATATAGATCATCTATCAATAAAACTGTTGCATTTTTATATTTATTAATTTCCCTAGCATAGCTTTCATCATCCATGGCCACTTGTTTAATTCTTGTAATATCTTCTCTGTATTGCATATATCTAACTCCAATATTTCTTTTCATAAGTTCGTTAGCTATTGCTATGCTTAAATGGGTTTTACCTGCTCCTACTTGTCCTAAAAAAGCTATTGAGTTGTTTCTTAAGTTTTTAATACTCTCGAACTTCTTCACATAATCCATGGCCATAGCTTTAGCATCGGCAGTTATTTTGTTGTTAGGATTAAAATTCTCAAAGTTCCTTTGTAAAAAAGCCTCTGTTATCCCAGATGATTCAATGATTCTTTTATAATGCTTCACTTCCCTACATTTGCAAGGACTAGCTGTGTTTGTTTCAATGTCAAATATCCACTCTTCATCCTTGCATATTTCGCACTCATACTGGATTTCCTCCTCCGTTCCAGAGGAATTTGCTTTTATCGAATTTAAAATTCTTTCCGCTATCTGCTGGAATTGATCCATTGATTGCACCCTCCCTTTGATCGTTTGATAGTTTCATGCCACCCCACTTTTGCCAATTGCCTAGTATTCTTTCGACATAACTCTTAGCTCTAACACCTTGCTTTTCTGCTTCCAATATTGCGTTTTTCACCCACTCAAACCCATATCTATCTTTTAAGTCTATCAGCCAATCTGCTACCATCCCATTCACTGGAAACCCACACTTCTGATATAGCTGTACTAGCTCTCTAAATTCTTCATCAAAAATATTTTCTTCCGGCCCTGTAGCAGTACTAGTATTTATATCGTTTAGTTTAGTTTCGTTTAGTTTATTTAATGCGGAAGCATTGCCGGCAACATTGCCGGAAGCATTGCCGGAAACATTGTCGGCATTTATTTCCGGCAAACCTTTTTTACCACCTTCGTTCATATCCTTGCCGGAAGCTTTGTCGGAAACAGTTGCCGGCACTTCATCTGCAAAAGAGATAATTTTATACATCGCTGACTTATTTCCTTTTCTGGATCTCCAATTTATTCTCCCTTTTTGCTTTAATTCGTTTCTTGCATTTCTAACTGTTCTATCTGACAGTCCAGTCTTAATACATAATACAGATGTGGCTACCCCAAATTCTTCTGCCCATCCTGCCTTATTGTTTACGTTCATAAGAGCATGCCATAAAGCAATTGCAGATGTTGACAATGAATTTGTTTCGAGCCAATCATAAAATGCATTAAGTTCTTTTATATAATTCATCTAGTTATCACCTACTTTGGAGACCAGGGGCTTATAGCCCCTTAGCCTAAAATGGTATATTTTCATCTTCATTCCATGGTAATTCTGAATCCTCCACCACATCATTAACATTTGTAGAATCATTTGTATCTGTTTTACTTTGGAAAGTAACTCCATCATCCTGAATAATTATTGTAGCTGCCTTCTTTATTGCTTCATCCCTTGCATTTTCTTTTAGCCACTTTATATAGCCCTGATCTTGTACATATATTTCTCTTATAGTTTGTCCCTTATATTTGCCAAAATTAATCTTCATATTTGAAGCATCCTCGTTAGTCATAGTTTCTAGCCTTTCTGATTGCTCGAATACTGCCATATCCTCTAAATCTTGAGTAAATATATTGCTTAGGCTTCCTACGGTTAATGCTGCGTCGACCTGGGCCCTTTTCTTGGCCATTTTTAAGCATGTATTACCTAACATGTATTTGTCTTGCTTATCTGATTCGTACTTCTTTTCTTTGGAATTGCAGTGGCCTAGGCCCTCTGTAACAACTACTCCATTTTTGGTGAGAATACATCTGATAGTGTATGCAAAAAACCCCTCTTCATAATCTTGAATTTTTTCGATTATTTCATATTCACTAGATAACCCTAGGAGCATCAATATTTTTTCCGCCCCTGGCTTTAATAGGCTTGGTTTACTCCCATAAAAGGTTTGTCCATAATCATGATTTGGAACTAATGTCTTTTGAATCACTTCTTGGAATTCATTAATTTTCTTCATGGAATCCGAAACTCTATCCAGTTTCAAACCTTCGATTATCATCACAGGATTGCTTTCTTGTTGAACTACCATTTGATTATTATTCATTCTCCTTCCCCCTTTAAACTAATCGCAATAGCTTCTATTACAATGTGGACAGCCCGTCACCAATTCCTTGGACGCCTTCTCCACTGTTATCCCCGTAACATGCTCCAGGTCTGGTGAATCAAGCGATACTTTCTTCCTATAACCATGTTCATATTTCCACCCAATAGGACCATAAATGTTCCTGTGGCAATTCCAGCATATCCCAGTATTGGGTGCAAAATGTGGATATCCTTCCTTCTCACATAGCTCCTTTTGCTTTTTTATAGCTAATGCACTATCATACTTTCCGCTTTTCATTTACATATCCCCCTTCATGCTTGCATATTGAACCGCTAACTCCATAAATCTCTCTTTGTTTTTTATTAACTTCCTTTCTGCATTTTCTGCTTCTTTTAAAATCCTCTCTAGCTCTAAATTTTCTTCTATTAAGTAATACATTTCCTTCTCGATTTCCGATCTAGATCTATTTATATACTCAGCATAAATTTCAATTGCGTCCATTCTCATTCTCCTTCCAATATGGTATAATTGATTAAATAATATTTTTTATTTATTCAGACCTTTTTGGCCCGCCAGCCAAACTGGTCTTTTTTCTATACTTGTAAACCCTGTTCTTAATTCCGCTTCCTGTATAACCATAGATTCTTCCTATTTCTTCGTAAGACATCCCTTGTTCCTTGAACTTGATCATGTCCTCTGCGTCCTGGTCAGTATAAGTTCTTTTTATTCCTTTCCCTTCTAATACTGCAAAGGCTTGCTCTGGGGTTGCTATATCATCTCGGAGTATTGCTATATACATTGCTGCAATATTGTATTTAAGATCCAAGGCTGTTGCTGCTTTCATTCTCTCCCTCCTTTCATCAATGTAAATGCAAGCTAGTCCAAATATGAAGACTACAACTACAGGAAAGAAATATTTTATAACTTTTAGTGTTCCTTTTAGAAGTATCATTGTGTCACTCATTAGATCACCTCCTTTAATAATGGTTATTATCAAATGTTTGAGTATCTTGGACATTTAACTTAAAAAAATAATTTACTGGTTGCCCTAATATGCTTGAGATTTTATTCATAGTTTCTATTGTTGGTTGCACTTCTCCACGCTCTATATACATATATGAAGATGGTGAATTATACCCTAGCAACTCAGCCATTTTCCTAAGAGATATATTTTTTTCTTTCCTTACTCTTTTTAATCTTTCTGTGTAAATGCCATTATTGTCTATCATGATGTCACCTCCAAAAGTTCAATTTATTTGTATCTATGATTTTATTATAGTACAAGTTTTTTTGAACTGTCAAGGATTATTTTAAAAAATATATGTAAAAAGTAATTAAAACTTTTTTTAAAATTATTTCTCAAAAAATAAAAAAAGACCAGGCTTTTACACCTGGTCATCTAATCTACTCATTCAATTTTTCTTGTGCTAAATTCAGTTCTTTTACCGCTGCCTCTATAAGTACATCTAATTCCTGTATAGTTATATTTATTCCTTTAGATTGAAGGAAAGTTACCACATATTCTTTCTTGAGTTTTCCTTGCCCTTTTTCCTTATATATCATTTCAGCAGCTTGCACTGCTACAGTTACCCAGAAATAAATATTTTCCCTCTGCTGCCTAGTGGTTTTTTGCAAAATTAAAGGAACTATCAAATATGTCAAGATAGCTCCCAATAAAGGTATTAATACCTTTGCAATTACTTCAACATTCATTTATTTCCCCTCCCGCTTTATCTTACTCAAACTCCATAATTCCACCGTTGTAAACCCAAACCAAGACACAATTAATGTAGATGGCTCATTATTTTTATTAGTTCTTCCAGTTCCTTCTTAGCTCTATAAATCATAGTCACTATTTCTTCCCTAGTAGCTGATTCTTTAGGCCTAGTGCCATCTGTTATGCCTTCCTTCTTAGCCCACTCCCATGCTTCTTCGGCCCATTTGCTAGGTTTATTTTTATCTACTGTCACTTTATCAACTCCCTTCAATCTGTTTAGTTCTTTTTGGACATCTTGCTTAAACTTATTCCAGCCTGACCAATTGTTTGCCGACAATATTCTAGGGCAATTCTTTCCGGACCAATCATAGTGTCTTTTGAGTCTGTCAATTCCCCAATTCATTTCATGTAGTATTTTTGCTGATACTTTTACTGCATTTTCTAATGTTTTTGCTCTATCGCCACTCTCACATATTTCTAATCCAATAGATTTTGAATTACCTTGCCCGTATGCTCCATCTCCAGCGTGATAAGCTACTTTGTTAAATGGAATGCACTCTATAGCCTCTTTTTCATCTACTACTATATGAAATCCTGTTGTTGTCGTATTGCTAGGTCTATCTAAATTATCCCTTTCGTTTTGTGCTGTTGATTTAGGATTGCCAGTTGAATGAATGGTTAAATATTCAGGCACCATATCTCTGATGATTTTTCTTTTATTGGTGATATGTTGTACTTTGTAATTCATTTTTTTGCCTCCTTCCCCTATCAATATTTAAGGAGGGGAATCCCCCTCCTTTTAATAATCATCTTCCTCGTCCTCTGGGTATTCTGGAACATTTTTCATTTCTCTAACTTTCTCTCTTACTTCTTTAGATACTTCCTTGATAATATATGCTATTTCTTCAACTTTATCCTCGTCTGACCAATCGGCCATATATAGGTCCATAGCATAATTTATTCTACCTTTTATTTCTTTACCTGCCCATTCAGATAGTTCTGCATATTCTTCTGGTGTTAGCTCGTATTCTACTCCATCAAATGTATAGCTTCTCTGTATCTTTCTAGGAATATGGTCTGTTAGGCCTGTTCGTTCGTATAAATCAATGATTAATCTTACTTCTGGCGTTGGCTTGTATTCATTTATATTAGCTGGACTTATCATACTCCTAAATGCTCTTTCGATTAAACTATCCCTTTCATCTGCATATCTTTGTATATCTCCTAGTACGGTATATCTGGCAGGTAGTTTTTCTTTAAGGCCTGGTATTTTATTCATTACTGCGTTAAGTATCCTTTCTTCTCTGGTGTATAAAGTATATGGGTCCCTTCTTACTGGGTCTAATGTATATGCTATCTGAGATAACAATGCTGGAGTAAAACTTGCTGGTAGTTCTGCTAATACATTTGTCAAACCTTCCATTAAGTCGCCATATTGGAATAGTTTAGTTAAACCTAAAAGTAATGGCTGGCCTGTTAGTGCCTGGCCTCCTGCTTCTAGTGCGGATATAATAGTTCCTAAAGTACTTAAGGCCTCTCCACTTCCTAGCTGTGTATCTGCTCCTACTGCAAAGTGTATAGCCAGTGGTTCAGCCCAATCGTAACTAGTTATTTCGTCTCCAAATCTTAGCTCTCCTGCTGTTGGGTCTTTGAATCCACTTCTAATATATCTCTTCAATGCTGACATGTTTACTGAATAATCGCTTAATCCGTATTGTTTCCTTAGTTTATAAATATCCTTATCGTCATCGTCTTTATTTCCTGTAATAATACCTAATTTTGCTAATACCATTCCTGTTGCTATTAATGATGTTCCTACTAATCCTCTTGCTAAAGATTCTGCTGCTATTTTTTGTTTCAAATATCCGCTTGCATCTTTATCTGTCATTATTTGCAGCATCGATATTGCTATTCCTATAGGGCTGTAATCTATGGCTCTTGCTATTATATTTGCAGGTGTTCTAGGATATTTCAATACAAGGTCGCCTAATCCAAAGTCTTCTGTCTGTGTTACATAGCCTGATATTTTGTTCAATGCCTTCTTAATTGAAGCGGCACCTTCTGAAAGTTTTGTTGCATCGTTGAAGGTTCTGTATAATCCAAGTGCTGTTGCGTTGTCAATCATTTCTTCTGTTGGTACATCCACTCCTGCTATTTTCATTTGTTCGTCCAGGCTATCAAAGAAGGCTGCTGTAAAAGCTGCCCTGTCTGTTGCCCTTAAACTTATGTCTAATACTGTTTCTAAACTTCCTAATATGCCACCTTTAAAGGTTCTTTGCCTTCTTAGTTCAAATTTAGTTGTTTCGCCGAAGGTGTCTATACCTAATAAGGCATCCTGTATTCCTAATTTCATGCCTTGCTTATATCCTTGCCATTGTTTCTCCATGATTTTGAATATACTTCTATGGATTGCTGTTCTTCTTCCTGTTTTTATAGATAGTATCTTGTCAATTGGTGCTGCTAAATAATTGTGGGTTATTGTATCTAATGTTCCGAATAAAGCATTACCTATTAAGTTCCTTAAGAAGGTCCTCATGTTCAATAGATGGCTCATTGTTTGGATAGTTGCTACCTTGTGCCAAAAGCTAGTAGGTATATGGTCTGCTATAGTTTGTAGCATTTTAGCCGTTGCTACGTCCCTTTCCCTGCTTCCTAATTCTAATGTTTGTATATATTGTGCCTGGTTATACACATACTCTGCTAGTTCTTTAGAAAATACTGGTAGTCCTAGCTTTTCTGCTACAAGTGGTCTTATATTATCATTTGTTAAGGCTCCTAGATTAGACAATTCTAATATCTGCTGGTCTAGTGATTTTCTTTCATAGGATTTTTTCTCTTTGAATATATTATTAA